TTAAACAGAATGACAACACAACCAGGGATGAATGAAACACCCTCTTTTTAGGGGTAGGGTTCGGGCATTTCTCATCTTTACGTTTTAAGGAGAGAGTCCCAATCGTGTTGTCAAATTTTATTATCATCTATTAATGTTCATTACCAAAGACTAATTGATGGATTATTTTCTCGAGAGAATCCAGGGTTTTTCTCTCTTGCCTGGTGGGTTTCTCTTTTTTAACCAGTGGTTTGCCATGCTCGGCCAAGGCATTGACCATGAGTTCCTTTTCGTCATCCGTTATCAGCAGTTTTATCATCATCTTTTTTCTCCTCTTTATGGGTTTTTTTGGGTTTCTTTTTGCCAAAGATCCTATCGAAGTTATCTCGATACTCCTTGGTATAAATTAAATCTCTGGGTTTGTCGCCCTTTCCACTCATTAGTTCACCCTCGTATTAATGCCATTGAGTTTGCGCCTAATAATCTCATTGAGAATTTTAAGTTTAACTTTTGGCTTGGTTGAAGCCGAGACCAGCAAATCTTTTAACTGGCTGTTCATTAATTCTTTAAGATAGAAGTGCTGAGTAATAGTTTTACTAGAATTTTTATCTCTGGTTTTTTGGCTTTTCTTATATTTTATTGGCATTTTTTGCTCCTTTTTTAAAAAAACTAGGCCCTAAGACGCTGTTTAAGGCGTTTTCTTGACCCGGTCCATGGTTTACCCTTAACGAAGTTATCACGTTTCCGGGCATTTTTAATTCTCTGGTAATTTGGCTATACATCTAAAACTCCCATTTAATAGCATCTTTTTTATAAACTTCTAGTACTGCATTTCTACGCACCAGGGTAATTGGATTGGTATCAATCTCACTTGAGTTAGACTTCACGATCTGGAAGTTCACGACCCTGGTTCTGTCGAAGTCCAAGCCTTCCTCGGAACAGATATTTTCAGCAGTCTTTTCATCCATTAAAGATAACGTGGCTGCCATCCTCATCCCGTCCACGAGGGACGAGCTTCCCCTTATGGCCGACCTGCTATCCCAGCTTGATTCTTGGCTCTGCAATCCGGCCTTGCTCATATGATGAATAGATAAAACCGCACAATCAAATTTAGATGCAATGGACGAACAAAACTGGCAATAGAGTTGTGCCGCTTCTTGACTGGTAGTAATGGGTGCCGCCACAAAAGATTGTATTGGATCAATGACGACCAGAGATAAATTTGGAATCGTGGATATCTCATTAATTAGTTCATGCGCTTCAGGTGTTAGATCTAAACCCCTGGCATCATCTTTTAACAGGATTAATGGTCTTGGCGCATCCGGGACAGTGTAGGCGAACACATCAAACTCAGCGTCAAACCTTTTATCACCAATATCAAGAGCCTTGGTCCTGCGAAACACCTCATTTCGATCGTCCTCGGCCATTAACATGAGAACATTACCTGCATTTCTGATTGGTTTATCCAGCCAAGTGCCTTGTCCCTGGGAAACCTTGATCGCCAAATCCAGGGCTAACATACTCTTACCAACCCCACCAACTGCGGCCAATAAACTGGGTTTGGATCTTTCTAACATCCCCTCGACTAACCATGACCTGGGCGGTGGATCCCCTTTTAATTGTTTGATAGAGAAGTTTCTGATCCCCAAACCTTGATCGCTAATCTCTAACTTCACCGCATCCAAACCTTGTTTGAGTGCTAAGTCATTAAAATCACCTTCAATAGATGGAATCCTTGAGAAACAATTATAAAATTTAGCTGATATTTCATCAGCTTTTTTGCGTCCCAGGTCTGATTTATCATTATCAAAGGCTAGGAATATCTTGGCATCAGTCTTTTCTCTTAAGTTTTTAACTGCATCATGGCCAAAGTTCGCAGAGAACACACACGCCACCGGTAAACCAGTAGCTTCGTACACACTCACGCCCGTTGCCATGCCTTCTACCACCACCAGGGTTGCAATCTTGCCCAGCGAATTAAAGTCAGTGCCTATTAAAAATAAATTGCCTTTAACTTGCCCGGCTGATACGAATCTTTTTGTCCCGTCTTCTTGGATGTACTGCAATGATCTGATTGAACCATGAGTATTATAAATAGGAACGACCAGAGATTTATTGTGTAGCTTTAACGAGATACTTTTAATCCCTTTCTTTTCCAGGTACGGATGCTTTATAACTTCCGAATAAGCCTTCCACCTACTATCACAATCTTTTGCAACTTCCTCGTATCTCTGCAACTTTTGTTGTTGCGCTTCGTCTTGGGCCTGTTTGATCTTGGTTTGTAATTCTTGCCTATCAGCAGGACTAAGCGTGTTGACCTGAACCGAGCTATATTTAAACTCTGATCCCGTTCGCCAGTTGCCATAGGTTGCGAACAAATGATTGTGCACAACATTAACCACATACCAACCTGATTTTTCATTACCTTTATCCGGCCTAATTCCTGGTGTTGCCTGTACGTTAACCCTAACCAGGTCTCCAGTTGTATTTAAAAAGCCAACATTTAAACCTACTGCTTGCATTTCAGCAATCAAATCCTGTTCGTTACCGCCATTCTTTTCTAAATAATTAGAATCTTTAACCAGTCCGTGTCGTATCTTGTATTTTGTTAAGTCCATCTACCCCATGCCTAGCTTGTTCAACCGCGTAGTTAAGATATTCTCGAATGACCTTTTCAAAAAAATCATTCCTATCTTCTTCTCTCCATCCACGCAATTCCCAGCTTTTATTGTTTGTTGAATATTCTATGTATTGATCTCTCACTTGCCCTTTAGCATAAAGCACACCAGCTTTAGAGATTTGTGCCACATTAGGCAACCTCTCTCCTTCCTTAATTTTTATCTGGTGATCCATACTACAAGCTCCAAACCATTTGCCATCTATTTCGACCAGGAAACCACCCGCTGGATTGCCACAGCAACCGCAGAGGGATGGTCTATCTAGTTTTAAGAAATTAAAATGGGATTCTGTCGTCCTTCTCTGATTCGCTAGTGGAAACAGGCTCAGATTTTTCATCCGCTTTAACCTCTTGAGATTTAGGTGGAAACCACCCCTTACCTTTCATATCATCAATGGCAAGGTACTCACCATCAATAATAGTATTTGCTCTAACTCTTGAACCAACTAGTTCAGAGCTATCGTCCGGCATCCCGTTTGGAAAACCGCAAGACTTTGCTAGCTTATCCAAAGATGTTAAACCAATGTTGATTGCCCCTTCGCTAGTGTCGTGGTCGACAGTGAAGCTATGACCAATCATATAGTTAGGTTTATCGACAACTCTAAACAAAACTTTTAGAGCTACCCATCCATTTTTACCCTGGATTTCCTCGTCAGATACATACTGTAAATCATACGTCCCTGGTTCGAGTTCCTCTAAGATGCTGTTTTCAGCCTGTGATTTATATTTACTTAAGTCCATTTTTTCTCCTTATATATAATAATGTGCAAATAAATTAACCCGGATCATAACTGTCATAATCGCCTAAGTAGTCGATATAACTTTCACAATCCACCTTTATAACGGCAAGTTGATGTAGGCCGTCAGCAGGTAAAGAATTATTCTCTGGATTTATTGTGTCTAAAAAATTATCTAAGACCTTAATAAATTCCTCGAACTTCATCGTTACCTCTGCAACTTCACCCAAATTACTCACCCTTTTCCTCCCCCAACATAGCCTTTCTAATCTCAGGCCATGAGAATGGAAGTTGATCTGGAAGTGCATACCTATTTTTTGCAAGATAGGCAGGTTTCTCACGACAGTAAGCAACCACATCTCCAGACACCGCTTTTGTTGTCATATTGCCACCTTTCCCCTGGACTTTAACAGTACCAAGTTTGTAGTTAGCAAAGAAACAACAATCACTGTGTTCTAAAATTAAGTCAGCCGCCTTTCTGTGGAGTTTTAGCTCATGGCGGTCGTAGCCTTCTATCTCCGGAGACTCAAAACGCTTGATTTGATTATGTGCAATCTGCAAAGTAATCATGTTCTTTTCTTCACGAAGTTTATTTAAAACCTCTATGTACTGTCTCCAGTATCTAAGAACCTCAACATACCCTTTACCGAATCCAGGCTGTTCGATCGAACGCCATCCATTTTCCTCGCACGCTTGTTGCCAAATTAATGGCTCCAACCAATCCAAAGAATCAATGATGACTGTTTTATAATCATGCGATTCATTAGCCAAATCATTAAGACAGCCCATGACTTCGTTAAAAGATTTACATAAATCAAACTGTGGAGCATCGATAGTACCCATGCCGTCCTCAGTTAAGATAAAAATAGGATCCGGCATAGACGCACCAAAGGTTGTCTTACCAATTCCAGCACCACCATACAGCACTAATCTAGGTGGTCTCTGTCTGCTCTTTGTTCTGATATCAGCTAGACTCATTTTGCCACCTCAACTTCAGGTTCATCACCTTCAACAGCGTCTTTTAATTCTCCACTGTATTTAGATGCTGCTAGTTGTTTGATTTCTATCTCAAACTGCAACCTGCCTAGGTCTTGTTGCAATCTAGCAATTTCTTGGTTGCATAGAACAGTCTTGTTGTATAGCAATCTAGTTTCATCAGACAGCTCCTCAACTTTGTATTCTTTACCCTTATCATCAAAGCTAAAAGTTAGCTCATCTTTTTTTTCTTCACTCATAATTATACTCCTTGGTTTCGTTTATAAGTTTCACAAAGACTGCGTCCATTGCAGAATTTGCAGTGATCCCCGAATACATACTCAGGGTTTTCTTCCATACAGGCATCTGCCCGTGGTTTTAGAAAATCGAATCCCCAGTTAGCAAGATTTTCACCGGTAGTTTCCTATGTCTTAACTGCCCGTTCTTTCTTGACCCCCCTAGGTTGAACTATTGTTAGTTCCATTATTGTTTCAGCATTGCCGTACCTGGTAAGTGCGCCAAGGCCATAAATCATTAACTGTTTGTTGTGATCTGGAGCTACTTGCCATTTACCAGATTTTAAATCGATTACGCATATACGACCTTCAGATAGAATAATTGCATCAGCAGTACCCCAAATGTTTTCGCTAATCTCTTCCATGGATACTTGTTCTTCAACCAACAACTTACCATTCAACTCTGCTGTTCTTTTAGCCACATACTCTGTGTAGGTTCTAGCGCAATCAATCATTTCTTGATCTATTACAACCTCAAAGTCTTCAACCATCTCGACCTTGCCAAGCCAATAATCTTCTAAAGATATATCACCATCCAAATTTCCTTTCATTAAAGTCTCACTCATCTGGTGAACCAATGTACCGGTTACAGCCGGGATGCTTGTTGTGTATGAAACTTGTGCCGCTAACCTAGGCATACCAGGACAAGCAGTCCACTTGTCTGCGGATGAAGGTGATAATAATGCGTGTTTACTTGCCATGACTGGAAATATAAGATTGTTCTTCTATTCTTTTGACATCATCAAGATCGTACAAGATAGTGCCAGTTATTTTCCAATAACTTGGCCCGAGTCCTTTAGATCTTCTATTATCTATAGTCTTCTTGCTGACACCCCATCTTTTAGATAGGCCGTCCGCATCTATAGTATTATTAATATCAAATTGCTTTAAATCTTTTATTTCCATGAATTTCCCTTTTTCCCGATTTAGCCTATAATACATCAATATTACTAAAATGGTAATATTTTATTAAATAAATAAGGAGTATTTATATGTCTATTGACGAAGCTACACCACAGGACTGGGATCAGGCTATTGACAGCCTTGCTTCCAACAACCAAATCGGTGGCAACCATTATAATAAGGGAACCAACATACAACCGATTGATTACATCATGGCCAATGGTATTGGGTGGTGTTTAGGTAATGTAATTAAACTTGTAACCAGAGACAAGCATGACAAGATTGAAGATCTTACGAAAGCTAAGCATTGGATAGACTTGCACTTGGAAAAGGTTTACGGGGTTGATGGTAATGGAAATAAAATTCCAGAGGACATGCTAAAAAAATCCTTATAGGAGTATGGCAATGAACTTATCTGACTTTGATGATCCAATCATCAATGAGAGGAATAACAACAGTGCTTTGTATATTAATAAATACATCGCCCGTTCTCTTGTTGATTTTGCTGATTCAATAAAGAAAGATCCTCGTGTATTAGCAGAGTATTTCCTTTCGTTAGGAATTAACTCTGCGAAGTACGATAAGGGTCAGAAAGTTGTGTTTGACATAGATAGTCTTTAACTAAGACTTTCTAAAATATTCTCGATGTTCTTAACAGCATCGTTGTTCTTCATGTGTTCATCAACAATGGTTAATTGACTTTGATCCAAGGGTA